GTGTTATCCCTCGACGCTCTGGCGCTCGTTACAGCTTGTCCCGGATGGCCTCAATGATCCAGGCGTTGACGCTCTGGCCTGCCGCAGCTGCTGCCGCTTCTACCTGATCTTTTGTAAATCCGTCGCTGCCGTCCTTATGAAGTCTGCAAACCACTCTTTCCAGCTTCTCATGGTATCTCACATTCCCGGCCCGCTTTGCATCTGTTGACATGAATATACACCCCCTAAAGTTCCAGTAATTGCTTGTTTCCTGTGCATTATATCATAACACAGCGGGAAATGTGGCACCATGAACAAAATGCACAAAAAATTCATGGCAACATTGTTTATCATGCCTGCTTGACATTCATGGCAACATGAAGTATCATTAAGGCACACAAGGCGATCACGACAACGCCGGGGGATGAGCAAATAAAACCAGAAAGGACGAGATAAAATGCTCAACCTCGACAAACTCGACAACATGGAACTTTCTGCCAAACAAGACCTCGATTGGAAATCGCTCGTGCAGCTTTGCGAAGTGTCACAAAGCGATGTATTCAACGGAATTTACGCCGCGTATAAATACGGATTCCAGCGAGGGCAAACCGCAGAGAGAAGCAAAAGCAAAAAGAAGCCCCGGCCAGAGTTCCAGCACTGACCGAGGCACGCCCCAAACTCAACCTCAACGAAAAGAAAGGAGCCTTATTATTATGGCACAGTATTTTGAGAATGTAAAGACCTTGGACGAGCTGAAAAAGCAGTATCGCCGCTTGGCTATGAAGTATCACCCCGACATGGGCGGCAGCACTGAGGCCATGCAGCAGATCAACGCCGAGCACGACGCCCTCTTTGAAATGCTGAAGAAGCAGCACAACGCCAGCGCGGACGAGTACCACCAGACCACCGAAACCGCCGCCGAGTTCCGCGACATCATCGACTTTCTGATGAAGTTTGATGATCTGGAAGTTGAGTTGGTCGGCTCTTGGGTGTGGTGCGGAGGCAATACGAAGCCCCACAAGGACGAGCTGAAAGCCGCCGGTTTCCATTGGTCCCAGAACAAGGAAAGATGGTATTGGCATCACCCCGAAGAGGGCCGCAAGTGGAGACGTGGCAAGGCCACAATGGACGAGATCCGCCGGAAGTATGGAAGCCAGATTTTCAGCGGCGGGCGTGAAGATAGCGCATTTGAGAAAATCGGGGCGGCCTGCTGAGCCGCCCCGGAAATGGGGTTAAACAATGAATATCCACGATTTAACCGGACGGCGCTTTGGGCGCCTAACCGTGATCCAGCAGACAGACCAGCGAGGCCCAGATGGCGGCATTATTTACGAGTGCCTTTGCGATTGCGGAAATAAATGCCTTGTGTGGGGGAATAAACTCACCCGGAAAGGCCACAGCGCAAAACGTAGTTGCGGATGCCTACATGATGAAACACATCCGCAGCACGGCGGCAGCAAAAGCCTCTTGTATCACAAATGGAAAGGGATGCAGGACCGCTGTTATAATCCAAATGCGAGACAGTACCCCGACTATGGGGGGCGAGGTATTCGCGTTTGCGGCGAATGGCGGAATAATTATCCATCTTTCCGCGATTGGGCACTTGCAAACGGATACCAGGAAGGATTGTCTATTGACCGCATCGACGTAAACGGTAATTATTGCCCGGAAAACTGCCGCTGGATTACTATGGCGGAGCAGCAGAGGAACAAGCGCAACGTTTCGAAAATCTCTTGGAACGGCGAGACGCACACGCTGCCGGAGTGGGCCGACATCCTCGGCATCAAATACGGAACGCTTTGGAAGCGCTTGCACGATGGAATGACCATTGATGAAGCATTCACGAAATAATCCACCTCCGACGCGCTCCCGGCTTGACCGGGGCGCGCCACCACCAGAAAGGAGAATGACCCATGACCGCTATTGAAATCATCGGCACCGGCAAGCGCACCCGCTACACCGTGAAAGCCGTCACCGAGACCGGCACGAACCCCACCAACGGCAAATCCTACCGCACCGAGGACGACGCCCGCCGCGCCGCCGCTGAAATGGGCCTGACCGTTTCCGCTGTCGGGGATCTCTGGCAGATCCTCCACGCCACCCACTGAAAGGAGAATCGAACATGAAGAAGCTGCACGTTTACACCGTCTACATGGATGACGGGGACGCATTCAAGGTCACCGTCCCGGCAGAGAGCGAAGCCGCCGCAAGAAAATACGTTGCCGGAAATGGTGACGTGATCGCCGTAAAAGATGCCCCCTTGCAGGACATCGACACCGGATGTTTGGCCGACACCCTCCGCCGAGACGGATGGGGCCAGATGGAAATTGACGTAATCACCCGCACACTTGCCGCCGTTGGCCTGGAGCGATAACAGAAAGGAGCATGAACCATGACTTACACATGCGAAATTGAGCGCCGTATCTGCGCCGAGTTCTGCGACAAATACGCATTTATCCATTGCGAGCGGTGCCCACTTTACAAGGCTTGCTGTGGCTTTGAAAACGATATGAGCAAGACCACCGAAGAGAATGAAAAACGGTGGGAGGCCGGACTTGTAAGCGCGCTCTCCGCCTATGACGCGCAGCACTAAAACACCTTAACCACAACCGCCCGCCCCGGAGGAACGAGGGCAGAAAGGACAACACTATGGCCACGACCGCAGCCCCCACAAGATACACACTCAACCACGACGGAACACTTGAGAAATGGTATTTAGACTACGACGACGGCGATACGATTTATCTCCGCAAGACCCCGCGTCCCAAGTGGAATTGTTGCAGGAAGGAATTCCCCGCCGCCGATGTCTACGAAACATACCGCGCCGCAAGGAAGGCGCAGAAAGGAACCGCCCAATGAGCTATGGCTATCTTGACCTATTCCAGCGCTACGGCAACCCAAGCCAGGAAGCGGAAATACGGCTGACCGCCTATCTGCTCCGGCCCGACGTCTTGACCGCTGACCGCATCAAAAACAACGATGACAGCGCCGCCCGGATGATTGCCCGGTGTAACGAGCTGATCGACCAGCTGACCGAGTACCGCGCAGCCCTGGCGGAGCGATACGCCGCCCTTGCCACTGCCGCATACCGTGACCGGCTGGAGCTGACCCGTGACCCCGGTTACAGAGGCAAGCCGGTGATCTACTTTGTGCGGATCGTCCGCACCTATGAGGACGGCACCACGGAGCGCGTTTTGGACGAAAAATATTTCGGCACGGAGCGCCGGAAAGCCTTTGCCCGGTTCGCGGAGCTGAAGCACCAGCGCCCCGGCATTGAGACCATGCAGGACACCGAGAAGCGCAGCTGGGAGCGTTGACAACTGAAAAAGAACAGCGGCCCGGAGCCATCCGAGCCGCTGATTTTTTTTGCCGTTTTCGCCATGCTTCACAGTTGCTTCACAGTATAGCCAAAAATCCCCTTGAAATCCTCATAAAGTGTTAACAGACGGTTATTTATTCACCCTCTACACCACATTACACCAGTCTGCACAAAAGTCCATCAAACCGCGCAGTTTCAACGCTTCCGGCGTTTTTTAGAATTGCACTTTGATGTAACCTGATGTAGAAAAATTGAATAAAAACTTCACAGTAACTTCACAGTTGCGAGACGGGTTTCTCGTCAAAATACGCCGTCAGCTTTTCGGCTGCCGTCTGCCGCCGGTCTTGCCTGAGGTGGGTATAAACCGCCTCCACCACCTCCGGCGTATCGCCCAGCAGCCCAGCCGCCTGTCTGGGGTCAAGCCCCGCCTCATAACAGATCGTCGCAAAGCTATGCCGGAAGCAGTGCGGCGTGATGGGGAACGTCTCCACCGTTTCGCCGTTTTCGCCCTGCTGGATCTGATTCAGTCCGATGTCCCGGCAGTAGTGCCGCCACTCTCTCATGATCTCATAGGACGTCATATAGCCCCCATCGCCGCCGGGGAACAGCAGCCCGATCCGGTTTTTCGGCAGCGCCTCCGCCAGAGGCGGCAGCAGGGGAATATCCCGCAGGCCGTTATCCGACTTCAGGTGATTCTCCAACACCGGCTTGGTGGTTGCGTAGTTGACTTTCTTGTCGATGTGGATCACACCGGCTTTGCGGTCAATGTCGCGGTACGTCAGCGCCAGCGCCTCACCCCGGCGGCATCCGGTGTACAACAGCAGATACCCAAACAGCCACCAGCGGGCCGTCTTAGCCTCGCCTGCCGCCCGGACGGCCTCCTCTTGCTCTTCCGTCAGCGCCTCCCGCTTTTTGCAGGGCAGGCCCCGGCTCTTCTTGATCTCCGCCGCCGGACTGATCCGAATATCGCCCTTGATGACGGCATGAGTGAAGATCATCCGGCAGACCGCCAGCTCAATGCCGACGCTGTTGGCGCTTCGCCCTTGGGCCTCAAAACGCTTGATGTAGTTCCGCACATCTACCGGCTCGATCTCCGACGCTCGCCCCGGAAACGCCTCTTTCAGCCGCTTCACGGCGTAGCTGTATACCCGCCGGGATGATTCGGAGATCTCGCTCTCGTGTTCCCTCTCCCATTCATCCGCGATCACCGGGAAATTCCGGCCCTTCTCCGCCTCCAGCTTGTACTCTAAGATCTTGCGGTCGACCTCTCTGTCAGTCTTGCCGCGAAAGGCTACCCGCTTGCCGTTGATGGTGCGGATCGCCTCGTGCAGTCCGTCCTTGCGGACGCCATATTTACTTTTCTTCGCCATTTTTTCCTATCCTCCTGTTGCATCGCCAGGGGGATCGTGCTATACTGTGATTGATCCTCCTTTGGCTTTGTCGTGATTGCGATTGGTGGGTTTGCCGTCTGAGTGTTCCAGCACTCAGGCGGCTTTTATTCTATGTAACGGATCGCGCCCCAGGCCCCGTGAGTAGCGTCCAGATAGAGCAGCAGCAGAAAAATCAAAAGGAACGTGAGAATCCCGAACAGGACCCGTTTCTCCCTCTGCTGCTGGCGGATCAGCCGCCGCAGATCGTCAATGTGCGCGGCGTAAATGCCCCGGTCATCGTCTTGCTCGCTGTTCCGCAGCACCTCCAGAATCTTTTCGGCCACATCGTCCGGCGGTTTCGCCGCGCCGGAAATGTAACGCGATACCATGCTTTCTGATGCATTGCACTGCTCGCCGATTTCCCGCAGGGTCAGCGGGCTTTTCATGCGCATTGCCCTCGCCTTTTCCGAAAAATTCACCGTTTCCCCTCCTTGAAAGTTTTTTGCAAGGAAAATCCTCCCTTTGAATTGGACTTTCCCGCTAAATGGGTCTATCGTTCTCATAGGCCCACTCCCCTTTCCCCGGTCCCGCTTCGGCGGGCCGGGGTTTCAAATAGAAAGGAGCGTCCCATGACAGACCTTGAGATCCTTTTGGCATTGCGTTCCCTGTCCCCGGAAAAGCAGGGGCTTGCTATTCAAGCCCTGCAAGAGCTTTTATTATCTCAACGATCCGCTCCCGGTTCTCCGGCGTCAGATTGTGGATCATTGTGAGCAGCCTTTTATCTTCTTCCGACAGCCCGTCTCCATTCGTGGGGATGGGCTGTTTCTCGCTCATGAGTTCCGAAAGCTGACAGCCGAACAGATCTACCAGCGCAGCCAGATAGTTCGATCTGGGAATGTTCTTCCCGGCGCACCAGTCTGATACCTGGGCTTTCGATACGTCCAATTTTAATACGAGATCGCTTTGCTTCAGGTTCTCCCGGATCATCAATTTATTTAGATTCCGTGCGAAAACTGCACAGATTTCTTCTTGCCCCATTGGATTCACCCCTTTTTTTGTTAAATCCATTGTAAGTCATTTTTAATCGAATTGCAAGAACTATTTTTCGTTTTAACCTAACTTTTTGCTTGACATCCCTTTTCGCCGGTGGTATTATAATGTTAGATTAAATCGAACGAAAGGAGTTCACGCTATGAGCTTTCAAGTTACCCTCCGCGCCGCCCGCGTAAACCGTGGAATGAAGCAGACAGACGCCGCAAGATCCATTGGGGTCAGCAGCCGCACGATTTATAATTGGGAGATCGGCAAGCGATTCCCCCCGGCGGACAAGCTGCTGTCCCTCTGCGATCTTTACGGCGTCCCAATGGACAATATTTTTATACCCAGAAAGTAAGATTTAATCGAACCACGGTATCTTGATTTCAACCAAGTTTGTAATGTGAAGAAGCAGCAAAACTCCCGTCGTGATGTAAACGAGCGCAAAAGACAAACTCCCCGCATAAAACATTTCTTCTTCATACGGCGGGTGGTAATAACGATTGAGGCACCGCTTGTCCTTTCTATGGAGGAACGAATAAACGCCTAAAGCAAATAAAAATACCCACGCAGACGGGATCATGGAGAAAAACGCCCAGGCGATACCGTAAAGGACGATGTTTGCAATTAACGGAAGCCGTTCGCCTGTAGTGCCGTTACGAAGCCAATGAAATTCAAATGGCCCGGCTGGGCGGCTTTCCAGCAACACCCACCCCACAATGGAAAGCCAAAACACCCCCGTTGCAATCGCAATAATTCGTTTATTTCTTTCCGATGGTTCCATTTCAATCCCCCCTGAGGTGTTATTTATGCAAGAACGCCCAAATATCCCCGATATGCTCCACAAGGAGCGTGACCCCTGCGACAGCCAGCGCCTTGAAAAGCTCGAAAAGAAGGTCCGCACGCTTTACGCGCTTTTCTTCGGCTTTCTTCTCGGCCATTTCTTGGGCCTGCTGCTGTTTCCGTGAAGTCTCCGCCAACGCCTTGGCGTATTCTTCAAATTCCCTCTGCACCGTATATCCCCCCCTTACCCCCAAACATACACCAATTCACACCAACTTGCAATCGCAATCACGACAAAACCGAAAAAGGAGGCCACTATGGTCAACGATTTTTATTATGACAATCTGGAACAGATCCTCGCCTTTACCGGCGGGCGAAATCTTCTGAACATCAAGGACGTCAAAGCGTTCACCGGCATCCGGGATCCCCGCACCGTCAGAAAGCGCTATCCCATGGACGCCAGCGGCCATATCTCCGCCGCCACGCTGGCACGCCAGCTCTGCGGAGGTGCCAGAAAATGAGCAAGCTCAACCTCTGCGGCTTCAAACCGGACCCAAAGCCGCCTGCACCGCCAGAGCTGGGCGCCCGATGCAGTTTCCGCCTTTGCCTGGGCGACGCTGAGCATCCCACCCGCACCGGCATTGTTACCTACATCAACATTCCGCACCGCTGGTTTCTGGTCACCTTCGACAACAACCTGCGCCAGTGCTATCACTTCGGGGAGGTTTAATTATGGATACAACAACGTTCATCTTCGTGCTGATCGGCGCATCCACCGCCGCCGCTTGGCTTTTCAAAATCGTAGACATGATCGAGAGGAGGCCCCGCCATGAAAAGAGATAGCCGCACACGGGAGGAGCGCCGCCGTGACCGGGCCGACTTCTCCGCCTGGATCTCCTTCGGCTGCTTCCTCGGCTTCCTGCTCATGGTGCTGGCCCACATGCTGGGCGTGGTCTGATGCGCAGACGCCGTGGCCGGATGGCAGAATTACCGCCCTGCCCCCGATGCCACATGTACGGCGGTAAACGGATGGTAGCCCCCGGAAAGGAGGACCTGTTTTTCGTCCTCTGCGATTCCTGCGGCTACCGCACGAAAAAATATACGGACATCGCCCACGCTGTCCGCGTCTGGAGGGAAACTCAGCTATGACAAGGAAAAATTACCCAATCTGCGAACACTGCGGCCACCCAATGAACCCCGCCGCGGAGGATGACTGCGACCGGCTCTATTTGTTATCAAACGGCGAGCTGTACTGCCCGTCCTGCTTCAAGGATTATCTGCTGGACGAGCTGGACGGGAATATGGACATCTTTGCCGATGCCCTCGGCATCCCGGTTCTGTACACGGAGGGTCCCAATGCTGACATTTGACGAGGCCACCCACACCTACACCCTTGACGGCATCCAGCTTCCCAGCGTGACCGAAGTCACCCGCTTCTGCGCCTATGACTACAAGTCAGACCGGCCATGGCTGGCGGAGGCTGCCGCCCGCCGGGGGACCGCCGTCCACGAAGCCTGCGCCCTCATCGACTACGGCGAAGAGCCGGAGGAAACGCCGGAGATCGCCGGATACCTGAAAGCCTATCGCCGGTTTCTCAAAGACTGGAAACCGGAATGGAAACTGATTGAATGTCCCATAGCGGACCGGAATATGAAAATGGCCGGAACGATGGACCGCTTTGGCATTATCCACAATGCCCCCGCGATTCTGGACATTAAGACCGGCCAGCTCCATGACGCCGCCCTCTCTGCCCAGCTCACCGCCTACAAAATGATTTTCTCATGGGACCCGCGTTGCGGTTACGGGAAAATTCAATCGCTCTATGCCTTGAAACTCTCTAAGGATGGCACTTATGAGCTTCGCCATGTAGAACCAAATTCAAATTTGGTAACCGCCTGCCGCACCCTCCATAAAGCCACAGAAAGGAAGAAACGCACATGAATGAACTCGCCCTGTACCAATACAACGCCGCCGCCCTGACGGTGGCCCCCGTCCCCCGCTCCGGGAATTACACCATCTGCGCCCCAGACGGAGCGCCCGCCGTCCTGAAACGCGGCATCGACTTCGGCATGATCCGCAAGAAGAACGGCGACGCCATGACGAAAAACCCCACCCTCTTCAAGTCCGGCGCGGAGAAGGTGGCCGTGGCCTACGGCCTCTGCCAGCGCTACACACTGGAAAGCAAGCTGGAGGATATCGAGCACGGCTTTTTCTATTTCCTCGTCCGCTGCGACCTCATCAAGATCTATGACGGAAAAGAATACGTCATCACCTCCGCTTACGGCTCCGGCAACACCCGGGAGGGCCGCACCGGTTCCCAGTCCCCCTATGACGGCGCCAACAGCGCGGTCAAGATGGCCCAGAAACGCGCCCTGGTCTCCGCCGCCCTGTCCCTCGGCTGCGTCTCCGATATGTTCACCCAGGACATTGAGAGCGACACCGAGGACGGCAGCGCCTACATGACCAACAAGGACCCCAACGCCCCCATTACCGCCGCGCAGGTCAAATTCTTCTATTCTGCCTGTTCCCGCCACGGCCTGACGAAGCAGGAGGCGAAAACCCTCTTGAAGGCCCACGGCTATGACAGCGCCAGCAAGGTACTCAGCAAGGACTTTGACGCCCTGCTGGACGCCCTGGAACCGAAGGAGAATGCCTGATGTTCATTAACGGCTTACCGGACTGCAACCGGGAGGGCGTCCCGCAGAAAACCGGCCTGATCTGTGGCCGCTGCGCCAAGGACGCCCAGATCTTCACCTCCAAAAACGGCACCGTCATTGGCTCCGTCTCCGTGGCGGCCTATAACAAGCCTGACGGGACAACCGTCTGGATGACCGTCAAGGGCTTCGGCTCCATGGGCCGCATAGTCGCCAGCGCCTCCAAGGGCGATCCCATCATCGCTGTGGGCCGCGTAGAAGCCCGTGAATACGAGGGCAAGACCTATATCGACTTCATCGCGGAGTGGGCCTCTGTGGGCGCTCAGCGCATCGACGCCCGCACCTCCGCTGCCCCGCCCATGAACAACAGCGGAGGATTTGCAGAAATTCAGGATGACGGGGAGCTTCCCTTTTAACAACGTTGCCGTGTGTGTCTAAAGAGTGATGACGGGCGGATGCAAGCAAGCCGCAGCACGATCACCGACGCACACAGCAGCCGCAGAGAAAAGAAGAACGCCCCCCCACACCCCCCTAAGAAGAAAAGATTATATATATATTTATCTCTCTATTGGCAGGGGGAAAAGAATTAGAGGCTAATACAGGAATTAGAAGCTAATTAGAGACTACTACGGAAGTCTTACAGGAGAAGAACATGGAGAAGCAGGACACCCAGCGATTGTTTAACCTGATTGAGACACTTTACCCCAGCTCCAAGCAGCAGCCCCGCACCCCCGCAGATTTAGAGGCGTGGACGCTGGTATTGGAGCCGTGGGCTTATGAGGACGCGAAACAGGCGGTGATCCTCCGGGCACGGGAGAACCGGTTCCCGCCGGACGCATCCGAACTGGTCCCATACCTGCCCAAACCGGAAACCCCCAAGGCGAAGGAGGCCCCCATGCCGGAGCCGTCCGACGCCTATCTGGAAAAATTCTACGCCAAGGCAGGCGAACAGCACGAGCGCTGGCACGATGCCGGTATCCCTACCCCCTCCGAAGCGAAGAAACAGGGGATGACCTACGCCGAATGGTGCGCTCTGGCAGATATGCGAGGTGTTTAATGGCAAGTAATTTTCGGCTAGACAAGCTGATCCGCCGCTATCCCCCACGGGAGAAGAAGCAGAAGAAAGCCCCCAAGGGCAGCACCGCGGCCACGTATCAGCAGCAACTTTGTTGGGACTGCGCATCCGCCTGCGGCGGCTGTGAGTGGTCCGACCACCTTGAGCCGGTCCCCGGCTGGGACGCCACCCCCACAAGCCGGGTGCTGAAGGTCGGCGGGAAGGGCAAGGGCGGTACACGGGTAGCATCCTCGTTTGTGATCCACTACTGCCCCAAATTCAGGAGGGACAAACGATGATGCGGCTTGTGATTGACATTTACGATGGCGAGGACGCACAGGGCACCAAGGAGGCGGTGGCCATGCTGCTGGAGCCTCTGGGCCGCGTCCGCGTGGTCAGCGTAATTACCGATGGCAAGGAGGAAAAGCGGTGATTGCATTTGAGATCCCATATCCGGCAACAAAACGCGGCAAAGCGGCGTGGAACAAGCGGTTTGGCCTAAATGCGTATTACGCCGGTAAGCACTGGTCACAGCGGAAAAAGGACGCGGAAGAGCTGCACGAGCTGGCCCACTGGGCGATGCGCAAAGCAGGAATTACAAAACGTCTGGTAAATCATCCCGTCAAGGTGACATTTTTCTGGAATGACAATCTGGACGTTGACAATCACGGCGCGTTGGGAAAAGCCTTTGTGGATGCGATGAAGGGCTACATACTGCCGGATGACAACCCTGAGTGGTTCCGTGCCGTGGAACACAAATTTTGGAGCGGAGATACGATCCGCGTGGAAATCAAGGAGGCAGAATGATGGATGCCATTGAATTTGTTAAGCAGTTAAGACGCATGAATGAACAGGGAGTGCCAAAGAATCGTTTCATTTATCCATGCACTGGCCAAAAGACGGATTCACCAGAGGAAGTTGTGGCCGAAGTTGAGGAATGGGCAAAGGATCACCCCATCAAAACCCGCCAGAGCGAGTTCTTGAAGCATTACCCCGGCGCGCGAATTACAATAGACGGGTTCCTCCATGCTTGCCCGATGGATGTATTCGGCGATACAGAAATTAGCTGCAATGTGCAACCTTGCTTTGAGTGTAGAAAGGCGTTCTGGCTTGCGGAGGTGGAGGACGCATGAAAGTGTTGATAGCCTGCGAGGAATCGCAGGAAGTCTGCAAGGCGTTCCGGGTGCTGGGCTACGAGGCATATTCGTGTGATGTACAGGAACCCTCCGGCGGGCATCCTGAGTGGCACATCTTAGGTGATGTGCTTAATGCCATCGAGGGGGGGCAAGTGACCACCATAGACGGGGAGACGCATGACGTCGGCAAATGGGATCTACTGATCGCGCACCCGCCGTGCACATACCTAACTGTTACGGGAAATCGCTGGTTTAACACGGAAAGATATGGCGAAAAGGCGGTCAGACGGTTGCAGTTGCGGGAAGAAGCTGCGGCGTTTTTCCTGGCATTTGTAAATGCCAACGTTTGTAAAATCGCGGTAGAAAATCCGGTCGGATATATGTCTACATACTATCGCAAGCCGGATTGCATTATCCAGCCCTATGAGTTCGGGCACCAGGCAAGAAAAAAGACTTGCCTGTGGTTAAAGAGCCTTCCCACTTTGAAACCGACAAATATTGTAGACGCAGGAGAAATTTTACCAGGTGGATACAGTGTAGGTGCGAGTGCGAATTATGCGAAAGATAAAAAAGGGAAAGCCCTGAGATGGAATGACCCGCGCACGGCAAGGACCAGAAGCAAAACCTTCCCCGGCATCGCCAGAGCCATGGCGGAGCAATGGGGCGGAGATATAAGGGAGGATAAGTGATGAAAAAATGCACCGGTGAAAACTGCCCCATGCAGGTGGGCTATGACGTTGAAAAATGCGCCGCAATCGAAGCGTGCCCGTATCGCACGTGGCCCGTTACCATTGCCGACCGGATTCGGAGCATGACGGACAACGAACTGGCCGGGGTGCTGTGCAATTTCCGGATGGATATCATCGTGAAAAACCTCTCTGGTGTTTCGACGATGCCAGAAGATTGGCATGAAATTAAAAAATGGCTTGAAACCCCGTGGAATGGCAAGCCGTGAGCGAGGCTCAGAATGGAGGAGATAAAGGATGCTAAATAATAACTGGACATGCCGCCTGCGGCGGGGAATTTGAGGGCGTATGAGCGACTTGGAGCAGACCGCCATCGAGCGGCTGAAAGCGGCATCGGACATGAGCCTTCGGCTTTTTGAGAAACCGTTAGTGATCACCTACTCCGGCGGGAAGGACAGCGATGTGATGCTGCATCTGGCAGAAAAAAGCGGCATCCCGTTTGAAGCCCTGCACTCCCTCACCACGGCGGATGCACCGGAGACGGTGCGCCATGTGTACAATACGTTCCGGCGGCTGGAAGAAAAGGGCGTGAAGTGCACCGTAGATAAGCACGTTCAGCCGGACGGCTCCCGCGTAACCATGTGGAACCTGATTCAAAAGAAGCTCATGCCGCCCACACGCCTGATGCGGTACTGTTGCGCCGTCCTTAAAGAGGGGGGAGGCAAGGATCGGTTTATTGCTACGGGTGTTCGCTGGGCGGAATCCACGGCCAGGAAACGCCGCGGCGGCTTAGAGGTATTAGCGTCTAAGCCACAAAACAAACTGATCCTATCAAATGATAATGACGAGAATCGCCGATTATTTGAAACGTGTCAGCTTAAGGGGAAGCGGGTGGTGAACCCCATCATCGACTGGAAGGACAATGAGGTACTGGATTATGCTGCTATTGAAAAAATTCCCATGAACCCGCTGTACTGCGAGGGCTTCCACCGGGTCGGCTGCGTAGGCTGTCCTATGGCATCAAAAGCAAGGACTATGGAGTTCGCTCGCTATCCGAGAATCAAGGCGGCGTATATTCGGGCCTTTGATCGGATGCTGGAAGAACGGAGGAAGCGAAGTCTGCCGTGCCAGTGGCAATCTGGCGTGGATGTATTCCATTGGTGGATGGAGGACGGCGTTCTGCCGGGGCAGGAAGTGCTTGGAGGGTTCGAGGAATGACAAACTTTGAGTTTTACACGAAAAACGCAGCCAGATTGGGTGAGCTGATCGAAAAAGCCGTGGATGACGCGCTGGAAGCAAAGGGCTGCTCACTTGATCTGAAATACCCAGAGAAGCTATCCAATGCCGATGATACCCGCATGGTGACGTGGGCAAGCTGGCTGAATGAAGAAATGTAGGGAGGAACTATGAGAGATACAGACCTCGTAAATGCGCTACGTGAGCACGCGGAATGGGCGCGGGCAAATGAGTGGGAGACACCGATCACGCTGGGCGACGATCTGACCGAAGCCGCTGACCGGCTGGAGAATCAAAACGCACACATCGCGGCGCTCCAGCAGGAAATTGAGACGCTGCGGGCGCAGCTCCGCCATTTGGGAAAACTGGCCGAGGCCGACAGAGACGGTCGGATGGTGGTGCGTCCGTGCAAGGTGGGGGACACGTTATTCAGAGTGTTCGCCGGAGAAATCTTAGAGCACAAAGTCAGAAACATGAGATACCTCGCAATACAGGAACGGTGGGACATTGATACGACCCCGTTCTGCTCATACGTGGAAAGTTCCATAGGAAAAACGATTTTCTTAACCCGCGAGGAAGCCAAAGCGGCATTGGAGGCGATGAAGGATGAGTAAGGCTGTTATGCTGAGCATCCGCCCCAAGTGGTGTAAGAAGATCGTCAACGGCGAAAAGACGATTGAGGTGCGGAAGACACGCCCAAATATCGCAACGCCGTTTAAGTGCTATATCTATTGCACTATGGATCACCCTTACATTTCTGTGTCCTGCATGGAACTGGACAAGCTCAATTATCGCACAAATACCGTTGGTCGGTGTAATGGCAAGGTCATTGGGGAGTTTACCTGTGAAAGAATCGCCCTTATTGCATACGATGGCGGCGAGTTAAGTAGTACAACAAATGCCGCCTTTTCCCCCGCGACGTGCTTAACTCAGGCAGAAATTATAGCTTATATCGGCGATAAGGGGCGTTGTTACGGCTGGCATATCTCCGACCTGCTGATCTATGACCAGCCGAAGGGACTAAGCGAGTTCCAGCGTGCAACTGACCCATGTGTATTCTGCATGGAAAGAATCGCACGGGAATGCACGGATTGCAAAAAATTTGGCGGTAACATTAAGCGCCCGCCGCAAAGCTGGTGCTATGTGGAGGCGATGAAGGATGAATGACCTAAAACCATGCCCGTTCTGCGGATATAAGGGCGTAGAAATACTTGCGGATGATAACGAGCATTTGTACTATCGGTACTTCTCACAGTGTCAGCGATGTGGGGCCGGCGCAAAGCGCGGCCACACAAAAGAAGATGCTGCTAAGGAGTGGAACAGGAGGGAGGAAAGAACATGACGAAGCGTTTTTGTGATCTTTGCGGAAAAGAAATACACAATCTTCAGGAAACTTATAGGGTCTGCGTGGAGAGCAACGCAAGCATCTACGACAGCAACCCGGACATAGTGAATGTCATAGTGGATGTGGGGGAAATATGCCCTGCCTGCGCGAAGCGTATCCACCAGACTGTGCAAGAGCTGAAACAGGAGGGCTGACAATGACACTAACTGAGATGTTTACAATTTGTGATTCGTGCGTATATGCGCCATGTATTTGTGGGAATGACCCTGAGAACTGCGTGGCGTATGTGAGGAGGACTTCTGACAATGGCTGAATACATTGAGCGCAGCGCGGCGATTGAAGCCGCAAAGCACGCGTGGGCAAAAGGGCTTGAGCCGTCGCAGTATATTGAGGCCCTGCCTGCCGCCGACGTGGCCCCGGTGGTGCATGGAGCGTGGCAAGTAACAGACAGATTTAAGGCCTGCAGCGTATGCGGATATGCTTTTGCTCGATTATTGCCAGACAAATACTGCCCCCACTGCGGGGCCAAGATGGACGGAGGTGCTGACCATGAGGCTGATTGATGCGGACACAATCCTGAAAGCAGACGAAAATTCCGATAAAGCGCTTGTTTTGGGAAGCGGGAAAGCTTTGGAGATAGCTTATGCCTTGCTAAAAAAGAAGGTGGCAGACGCCCCCACCGTGGATGCCGTGCCGGTGACGCGGTGCGAGGGCTGCAAGCATTTGCGCGTGTGGAACCGAAAAGATATATACGCATTTTGCCCAAAAACAAACATCGTGTTTTTGCCATTTGATAAGGACACAAGGACATTCTTTTGCAGCTACGGCGAGAGGAAGGACGGAGGGACTGAATGAAACTGAAAGACTGGCTGATGATAGTCTTTTGGACGCTGGTTATAGCCGCTGCCATTGCGTTTATCGTGTTTTATTTCAAAAGCATTTTGACCGCCGACATCCCCCTGTGGCTGAAACTGTACTTGTTGGGGGGGAGGTAAGCTATGGAGGATCGGGACAAAAAACTGCTGAAAGCCTATGCGGAGAACGACATGAGCATGAAAAAGACCGGCGGCGTGGTTTACCTGCACTACAATTCCATCCGCTACCGCTTTCAGCTCATTCAGAGGGAAACCGGGCTGAACCCACGGAATTTTTACGATCTGGAAAAGCTGTTAGCCATGATAGACGCGCAGGGGTCCTGACCACCTGCATCGGTAGATCAAAGGGGAGGGGCACTTCATAAAGGAGGCCCAATATGAAATACCGATACACCGTCCAGCAGCTCCAAAAGATGGAGCAGTGCCGCTATCTCACCGACCGGGAGCGGCGCGTGTTCAATCTTGTTTGCCGCCGTGGCTGGGCGATCGAAGATGCGGCGGCAGAACTGTACCTGTCCCGTTCCTCCGTAAACGCCTGTCTACACTCCATCCGGGATAAAGCAGGCATATCCCGCCCAAACAAAAAACATCCATAAGCCATGACAAGCGGTGTCCTGTGGTACGGTAACCATAGAGCACCGCTTGTTTTGCGCGCGGAAACAGGGGGTGTATTTTTAGAGAAGGAGGAATCTCTCTATGGCTGAATTTGCAAGCAAGGGCGTCGCAGGCACTGCTCTCGGCACCGGCATTGCCGGTCTGTTTCTGGGCGTCCTGAACTCTCTGGGCGGTCTCGGCGGGATGCTGCTGGGCAATCGCGTCATCCCCTTTGCCGCTGGTATGGCGGCGGAGGCCGGATGCAGCGAGAACCACACGGTGAACCGCTACGAGCTGTCCATGGTGCAGGAGAACGCCAAACTCCGCAGCGACATTGCCCTGCGGGATGCCAACACCTACCAGGACCAGAAGATGTTGGAGATGTACAAGTACATCGACGGCAAGCTGGGCGAGGTGCATGGTGTGCTGGCTTCTCAGGCGGTCAACAATCAGGCCACCAAGGACAGCTTCCAGCTGCTGCAGGAGCGTGTGGACTGCTGCAAGAACGAGCTGTGCGGGGCCATTTCCCGGGAGCGTGACGAGCGGAAGTGCGCTGACAACACCATCGTAACTTACACGAACGCCACCTTTTATCCCAAAATGGTCGCGGACATCACCACCGGCACCGGCACCACGCCCCAGTCCACCTATAACCCCCTCCCCGTCTCCACCTGCGACTGCAACTGCGGTCGCTAAGAGGCGAAGAGGGAAGAAGAGAGGGGCATAGCGCCCCTCTCTCCCGTCATTGGAGGAATCTATGGTAACATTGGAACAGATCAAGCAGGGCACTGCCCGCTATGTGGATGAGGAATTCACCGGCAAGCTCACCGGCTGGCAGAAATGGGCCGTTGGTGCCGGGGCCGCTATGGCCCTTGGCAATCTGGATGCCAGCTTTTCCGCCCTCCGGGAGCATCCCGCCATGAAGGCCCTCGGCGTCTTTGACGAGGCGGGGAACGTAGATATTGACAAGATCTACACCTGCCTGAAAACCGAAGCCGCCAAAGGCCCCGTCACCACCAATATCCCCCTGATTGGGAACGTCACGCTGAATGAAACGGATGTGGACAAGCTCTACACCCTGATCAAGCAGAGTTAGGAGGCTCTTATGCACGAGATCAAACACTTGGCCGAAGGGATCCGGGAAGAACTGGACGATGCCGAGAAGTACGCCCGTGAGGCCGTCAAGCACGCCGGGGAGGACCCGGAGGACGCCAGCACCTACGCCGACCTCAGCCGTCAGGAGCTGGGCCATGCCAATAAGCTCCATGAAATGGCCGTTCGCCATATCGAAAAGGCCAAGGACGCCGGTCTCCATCCCGCGGAGGCCATGCAGGCCGTCTGGGACTGGGAGCATGAACGGATGATGGACCGCGCCGCCCATGTGAAAACGCTCCTGTCCATGATGTAGAAACCAAAGAAACACCCCCGCCAGACGGCGGGGGATTTCTTTTACCATTCGATGGGATAACTGCCAAAGAAAGTGTATGTGCTTTGGGCCGCCGCAATTTGGGCGGGTGTCAGCCCAAGTCCGTATACATACGCCCGGAAATCTGCCGCCTTTTCCTTTGGCTTCATTCCTTCTGCGTTGTACAGTTCCCGGTACTTGTCCAGAATCGAAATAGATGTACTCACACTGGCTCCAGCTTCCACCAGTGCCCCGGTAAAGGGGTTCTTTTCCGGCTTCGTGGTGCTGTTTTTTTCTTCCCATGCCTTACCGCGCTGCCGGTCTGTCAGCCCGGTCAGATTCTTCAAAGCCTGTGCAGATTCCACACTGGTTACACTGCCGTTGTTGTCCTTGTCAGCGGTTACCTTGTAAAGGATGTACATATCCGGCGGTAGCACACTGGCAAGCGCACCCTTGGAAAAGCTGCTGTTGCTGGGCTTGTAGCTGCTGACGGCCTGCTTCCCCTTGACGTTGGCGTATTCATAGGCATAGGAAATGGCCTTCGCCTTGTCATCATCAGAGAGCTTCTGATACCCCTTGTTTTTCAGCATGTTCTCAACGATCTGTTTCCGGGTGCTGCCCATAGTCTTGGCGTACTTGGTATATTCTTCACCCGTCAGATATTTGGTCTCTCCGTTGACCTTGAAAGACTTCTCCGCCGCCGCCGGATAAACGGCGCTTTCTCCGGTGGCCTTCGCCAGCCGCCGGATCTCCTGCGTGGCGGGGCTGTTGTCCTGCGCTTTCAGGAAGCCGGGGGAGAGGAAAGACTGGAATACCCGCTCCGGCGCGGAGCCGTTGGAGACCTCGTTGCCCCACAGGTCGATAGACGGCTGCAACTGATTCCGTGCCCCCGGCACCTTCTTCGCCGCCCCCTGCAAGAAGTAATTCACGTCGGAGGAAAGCTGCCCTGTGCCCTTTTCCACATAGCTTTTGCGCACCGTATCATCAAATACGGACGCAGCCTTGCTGCCGATGGTGGGGATATACTGTCCGGCGTAGCTGCTGGCCGCCCGGTCGAGCAGATAGCCAACCTTGTTGTCGGCGTAGCTCCAATAGGAGATCAGGTCATTTAGAGAGGACAGCATGGAGGTTTCCAGCACAACGTCCTGCATCCCCAGCAGAGAATCCACCAGCGCATCGAAGGTGCCGCCGCCCTTCCGAACGGATTCCATAATGGCAGCGCCCGCGAACAGGGGCATTGCCGCCGGAACCGCCCAGTCCAGCGTGTAGGATTTGTCCCCGATTTGGATGGCATAGTCCTGCCCGCCCATGGACTTCTCAAAGGCTTCCTCCTTGTCATCGTCACCGGCCCGAACGTGAAGGGTAGCCCCAAAGAACCCCTCCGCCGCCAGATAAGCGCCCAGTGCCAGAATCCCGGTGCCGGTAAGACCGGATGCAATGGAATCCACGGCATCCGCCGCCGTGCATTTCCCGGATTTCACGTCCACCATGGCTTCCTTAATGCCCTTGACCAGCCCGATGGGGCTGTAATCAAGGCCCGTTGTCAGGATATTGGCCGGGGTCTTGCGGAAGGGGAACAGGGCGTCCGCCACGAAGGAACCTGCCCGTTTTACCGGGTTATCCCCCTCATAGCGGCCAAACTGAGACAGCGCCTCGGAAAGCGCCGTGGTGTTGCGGTAAGTGGCCCGCTGTGCTTCCTCAATGGCGTAGGTCCGTGCCGCCTCCACGTCTGCGGCTCTGGTGCCTGCGTGGGCCTCTGCCGCCGTCACGCCCTTGGCTTGCAGTGCTTGGGCGAAGCTGTCCACATAGGCCGCACGGTTGAAGATCACGTCCTCATAGTCGAGGGCGCGGCTGTTCAGATCTCCGATGCCCTGCACGGCGCGGGAGAGAACGTCCTCCCCCTTGAACATTTTCCGCTTGCTCTGGATCTCCCGCTCAATGCCCGCCGCCGTGGCGTCGGAATACTTCCCGCTGCCCATAGCCGCGTTCTGGTCCGTCTCATACTGCCCCTTGGCAAAGGCTTTCAGGTCCTTGTCAACATTTACGGCCTTTGTCCGCTGGATCTGATCCTTGATGACCGCCCGCTCAAGCGCGGTTCCGATGCCGTTCTTGATCTTCCGTGCGCCCATCTGAATGGCGTTGCCCATGATGTTGCGGATGTGGGTGGTGGGGTTGGTCAGCATGGAGGTGTACCGCCAGAAGTTGGCCTTCTCCCGGAAGGTGCTGGGGATCTGGTCTGCAATGGAGGTGGTGATGGCGTCCCACGCCGCCGCCCGCTCCGCGTCCGTCTCTGCCATCAGGTAGTTGGTTGCCAGCTCGTCAGAGAGGGTGAAGCCCGTCACCTTGTCGATGTAGTCCACCCGTGCGCCTTCCACGTCTCCGCTGTCTGGGGTGTTCTGCCGGGGTGCCCGGTTCTGCCGTGCCGCCCGGTCATTCATTTTGTCTACCAGCCGCCGCAGCGTCAGCAGACGGCCCTCCGGCGTCAACCGGTTCATCAAATTCATGGCCTGCACCATCTGTGCGCTGTCATGGGCCGCGTCCGCAATGGCCGTTGCCAGCTCAAAGGCGGCCTTGTGGTCTCCTTCGGAAATGGCAAGGTTGTAGGCGCTGATGGCCTCGGCGGTGTCCGCCTTGGTGATCCGCTGTCCCAGCTCCGCCTTGGCGATGAAGCTGCTCGCCACCTCGCGCCAGCCGTCCCGCACAATCTTGGCCTGCGCCTGCTGCACGGCGCTCCGGTCCGTCACCACGTCATAGTCGAACGCGCCGCCTGCAATGGCGTTTTCATACACGGTTGCCATTTCCGGGGAGGTCAGGGGGCTATTGAGAATGGTGGAGACCGTTTTCTCCACATTCCGCCCGGTATCGGGGTTCACAACGGGAACCTCAGAGGGCGCCCGCCGCTGTTCTGCCTGGATGCGCTGTGCGCTGTTGGGATTCACCGGGTAAAACTCATCGCTCCTGGCCTGCATGGTATCAAAGGGCGTGTTCACCGTACCGGCGTCTGCGTTGCCAAGACCGTCAAAGCCGTCAACCCCATCCAGCCCGTTCCCTCTGGCCTGCGTCTCGCCCGCGCCCAGAATGCTCTGCTTGGCGGTAAGATACCCGCTGTTGGGTCCCACCTGTTCGCCGGTCATGGTGGTGTAGCCGTGGGAGAGCATATCGTCCAGAATCAGCTCCACCCGCTTGGCTGCCGCCACGTTCTCCTGCCCCTGATCGGTGATGATCCGCTGGGCTGCATCGATAATGGCGTCACGGGAAAGCCCGGTTTCATCCATGGCCTGCCGCAGGTGGGGTGAGGTCTGCGCCGCCTGCTGGACGGCGTTGCCCTCCATGGTCCGCTCGTAACGGCGGCTCATGGGCTGCTGGAGGGACAGGTCCGCGTCCGCGATCAGGGCGTTGGCCGCTTCCTGATAATAGCGGTGCAGCTCCGGGTGGTCGAACTGGAAGGCGTTCACGTCTCTGCCGCCCACCGTCTCCATTCGCCGCCGGTCGATGTGCTGCTCCGGGTCAATCTGGAACACCTTGCCGGTGGCGTCCATGCCAACGGTTCCGGCTTCATTGGCCTGATATATGGCGTTTTGCTGCTCCGGCGTCATGGCATCCATATCCGCCCGTTTCTTCCCAAACAGAACCTCAGAGAGAATATCCCGGTTGCTTTTTGCTTCTGCCTGTGATATATTGTTCTTAGCGAGGATGTCATCAGCCATCGCCTTGGGGAATTGTACCCCATTGGAAAGAAGCTGATGGACGTCCTCGTTGTTTTTTGTGTAGAGCACATTGCTGTCTGCTTCTCCAAGATAGCTTTGCATGTGGCCTGTCTGGTAAGCGCTGGCAATTCTATTTTCCACACTGATTGCTCCCTGCTTGTCCAGATGCAGCGGGACAATAATGCTCTTGTCGCCGTCTTTCCACGCGGTCAGCAGCACAATGCTGCTTGGCTGTGTGTTCGACTTCAAAATCGCAACTGGGTTTTCGATTTGATAGGGGAGCTGCTTTAGAACAGACATACCCAAATTATGTTTGCCGCCCATATACCCTTCCGGGTATGCGATTTTATAAGCTGCATCTTGCGTCATTGTCATCGGAAGCGGGTTTGCCCCGTAACGGGTCAAAAGCTCCGGCGTGTCCCCAACAGACAGCAATTTGCCGCTTGGATAGTCTCCCGAAAAAACCTTGTCAATATCGCTTCGATACCGCAGCATATTGTCCGCGCTCGTCAGCCTGCCCGCCGTCTCCACACCGGGGACGGCGTTTTGCGTGCCCTCTGCGGCGTTTGTGGGGGTGGGGGTATCAATACCCTCCCGTACCTCCGGGCGTGCCTCCTGCGCGGGCTGTGCGTCCGCCTGACCGTTTCCACGCTGCCGGATGACGTCAACACCCGCGCCGATGCCGCCCATGGCAGCGCCCACCGCCGCGTCATACAGTGCATCGCTGAGATCGAACCGAGCAGAGGGGTCATAGGTGGCCCGCTGCAAAACGGGCTGGGCATAATCTTCCAGAAATTCTTCGCCACCCTCGGAGATCATGGAGAGGGCCAGCCTCCCGGCGGGACGCTTGGCAAGGTCGCTCATGACCTGAACGGCTGTGTTTTCACCAAATTTTGCGATCAGTTTACTGGCGGCCTTCTCCGCGAGACCGCGGCCAAACGTCTTCTGAAACAGCTTAGAAACGTTGGAAATTTTCTCTGTTCCAAGGCTCAGCGCGCCGCTCCCCAGTCCGTAGGCAAGCTGCTGGTTATAGGTGGCCCCGGCCTGTCTGGCCCGCTGGGCGCTGCTTCCGGCGGAACGGGCCGTCATCAGGGCAAGACCGGCTCCGGGGATCACGGCGCTGGCCGCAACATCCCCCGCCATCTGTACGCCCTGCACGCCCAGATCCACGGCGAATTGGCCCACAGGACCCAGCCCTTCCTTGGCCTGCGCCACATCCATAGCGGAGCTTTGGGACAAACGGTCCGCCTTCTGATACGCCTTGTCCGCCACTGCCTTGTCGGACTGCTCCACCGCCTTGGTGTAGCCCTCATGGGCTGCGATGCGGCGTTTTGCGGCAGAGAGGTAGCTCTGCACCTGCTTTACGTCCGCCGCCGTCATGGCCTTGCCGTTGGCCCACTTCACGTCCCGGAGCATCTTCTCATACCGCTTCACCGCGTCATGGTCGCTTTGCAGGGAATCCCCGGCGTTCTGGTTGGCGATCCGTGTATTCAGCTTCCCTGCCCCCTCTGCCAGCACACCGCCCAGATTCGTAAAGGCGGAGCCGGCAGACTTCGCTGCGCCGGAGATTACCTTCCCCACGCGCCCGTTATCCAGAGAGGGGGGCGTGGTGCCGCCGGTCCGCACGTCTGCCAGCAGGCGGCTGTTGGGGCGGCTGTTCCCGGTGCTGGCGTTCTCCATAGGCCGGGGGGAGACAGAAGGCGTAACGGCCTTCGTCTCCTTGGCCTTCCGCGTCTCCACCCGCTTGCCATAGGCTACAAGGTTCGGCATCTGAACGCCACCGCTGTTATTCTGTGTTTTGTTGACCCGCTCGCCGTAGGCGACCAGATCCGGCATCTTTACCGCCATCGTATAGCCTCCTTACCCGAATAGATCGGAAAGCTCTTGCTGCTGTGCCTCTGTCAGGCTGTTCCAGTTGGATTTCAGGTAGCTCTGCGCCTTTGCGTAGTTGCCCTGAGACATATAGCCTGTGATCGTTCTGCGGATGTTTCCGTAGTTGCTGCTACCGCTGCCGCTGCCGCCACCCTGATACTTCGCCCATGCCTGGTCAGCCGTCAGGCCGCCTGCGGCCTTCTTGGAGTTGGCACCCCACTTGCCGTCCTGAGACACGCCGTAGTATTTCTGGAGCTGCTTCACCTGCTCGTTGGTCAGGGAGCCATTGGAGTAGCTTCCCTTCTTTTTGCCTGTGCTGCCGCCGCCGGAGGACCCGCCGGACGTCAGCTTGCCGGTGCCGTACAGGGAATCATAGGCCCCCTGCCCGTAGTAGTAATCAAAGGCGGAGATCACATCATCCGTCACGATGCCGTTTTTCAGCGCGGAATGTACCTGACTTGCGGTCAGATTGGGTTTTACCACGGTGCTGCCGCCGGAGCTGCCGGAGCCGGAGCCGCCGGTCTGCCCGCCGTACTTGGCATAGAGATTCTGCTGGCGGACGTATTCCTCATACAGGGCGTTTGCCAGCTCCGCGTCTCCCGTTGCCTCTGCCTTGGCAATGGCGTTCCGGTACTCCGTGTCAAGCTGGCTCCGCTGGAGGTCGATGGCCGCCGTCTTTTCCGCCTGTTCCCGGTCGATCTGGGAGAGATTCTGCTGGAGCACAACGTCCTGTGCCAGCGCCGCCTGCCCGGTGGTGCCGGTGTTCAGGCCGTTTGCCACCGCCATCTCCTGAAACGCGCCTCGGCTCAGGGCGTTCTGGTTGGCCGCGCCGTTCCGGGCAATGTCATACACCGGTGCGATCTGCGCACGGCTGGCATCCAGTGTGGCGGTGTTCTGCTCGTAAGCGGATTTCAGCGCCGCCAGCTCCGCCGCCACCTTCTTGGCGTACAGCTCCTTCAAGTAGTCGTTGCCGTCCCCGATGTCAAAGCTCGTTCCGGCCTGCGCCGTGAAATTGCTCGCCGGGGTACTGCCTGCATTGATGTCCGTGACCCGCTGCTGCTGGCTGTATGCCGGGGTCCCGTAGCCGGGTGTACCGGCCTGTGCGCCGCCATTCGCCGCCATGAAATCGCCGAAGGACTGCACCTTGCCGTTCATCTGTGCGGTGGGGGAGGTGTCCGTCCCCATAAGATACCGGTAATAGTCCAGCTCTGCGCTCTCTGGGCTGGTGGAAAGGCCCAGTTGCTTCCGGCGGTCATTCACGGCAGACAGCGCTCCGCTGTCCGTGACGAGGCCGTTCTTGTCAATGGTGTACCCATATCCGGCGCGAATGGCGTTTGCCGCCTGGTTAGCCTCATCGCCGGTGATCTCGCCCCGCTGCAGGCGGTTGCGGATCTCCTGAATCTTCCAGAAGTCGCTGCCCTGCTTGTCGCCCATCATTTCCCGGTCGGTCCACGCACCATTTTTGCCGTAACTGCCGTTCCCTACATTGATATCCTGATGGGGCGTGTAATCGATCGTGCCCTTAGACGCTTTCGTGGCATAACCGTCCTTGTCGTAGTAAACGGTGTAACCGTTGGACACCGCATACCCACCAGCCAGATCAGGGCGTCTGCTCATATCTGCGCCTACCTGATAGGTCACGCCGCCCTGCTTGTAGTTCTTCACCTCGGAATTGCTGGTGGGCATCCCGTAAACGCCGCCGCCGTTGTCCTCGCGGGTGTATTCCACACCCTTGTAGCTGCCCTTGGAACTGCCGCCGGAGGAACTGTTACCCCGGTTGCTGGACCCGCCGGTGCCCATAACATTGTTCTTGCCCTGATACGGGTCCTTGCCCCCGTATGTGGAGTCGATTTTGTTCTGCCGCTCTTGGCGCAGCTTGTCAATCGACTCCTTACTGTCGCCTCGCTGCTGTGCCTTTACGATCTCAAGCGAGTAGTCTTTGTTTTTATCGTAGTAGCCTGCCATACTTGGCCCTCCTTATCCGTTCCAATCCGAGCGGGTTTCCCGGACGTCGATGTGGGTGAAGCCCTTCTGACTGTACACGCCCACGCCGCCCCAATCCGGCATCAGCTGCCGCGCATAAGCCGCCACCTGCGCCGGGGTCTTGCCCCGCACCACAATGTCAGCCGCCGTGCCGTAGCAATGCTGGCTGTCCGTCACGCCGCCCACCTTGGCGTTGTACTGGGGTGTGCGGTAGCCGCTGTTGATGGTCACAGCCGCGCAAAAGTGACTGCGGAGGCTCTGGAGCACCATCACCAGCCGGGGCGCTACCAGTACGGCATCGGAGCCGTCCTTGCTGGCAAATTCTTTCACTGTAAAGTTTGTGGACAGCTTCTTGCCGCCGTCCTTCGCCTTGGAATAGGCGTTGATCTCTACCATGGGTTTCTCTCCTTTCGGCTCGAATGCGTCACCGCTCTTGTACTTCCACACAAGGAAAAACGGAATCACCCGCCCGTCCCCGGTAAAGCCCTTGCCTGTCGAATCCATGAAGCAGGTGCTCCCGCCGCCGTCCATCATAATGGCGTTGTCCCAGCCGGATGCGGCCAGCAGGTCCCGGAGCTGTTCCGGCGACCGCCGGTCCTTGCTCACGTAGTAGGCGAACCGCCCATCCTTGGTGCCGATAGCCGTCCGGGGAGCGCGGTACTTCATATCAGCCCCGCAGTGGATGGGGTTGATCTTCTTCCCGCCGATGATGAGGTGAACGCACTCCATGTAATTCCGGTCCCCGTTGGGCACGGTTTTCACGCCGAAGTCCGCCGGGGTGTCCCAACTGATGGCCCACGCCCGGTACTTGGGGGCCTTGCGGGTCTGCCCGTCTGCCTTTAAATGGCAGGCCGGGGTCTGATTCCGCAGGAAAATGGAGCCATTGCAAATAGCGTCCCCGCCCGCCTCCGCCAGCATCTTTTTCAGGTTGGCCGTGGTGGAGCGGAGACGCCGCTTATTGAAATAGATTTTCAAAAATTGGAGGTTGGAGAGCGGGACAGTGCCCGCTCTCGTGCTCATGTGTGCGCCTCCGTATTCTGTTTCCCCTGATCGCTGGCCTGACGAATGGCGTCCAGCATATTTTTAACAAATGCGGGGTAGGGAACCCCCATCACTGCTGTATTCTCAAGGATCGACAATCCCTCGTTTGCGATGAAAAACATACAAACAGCGTCACGGGCAAAGTCGCCGGATGTGGCCTGATCCAATAATGCCCCCATCCATACCAGCGCCAGCATGACGCACTTCTTCGCCAGCCCCTTGAACCCGGCGTCGGAACTCAGCGCCCCGGTGCCGCTCTTGCTGGACTTATGCCAGATGGCCGCTACCATCCAGCCCGTGGCGTAATCCAACGCCATAAAGCAGATCAGAACTTTGAGTGCCACGTCCCAGCCTCCCAGCGCCTGGGCGATGGCGGAGCCAGCCACAGCCAGCACCGCCAACACCGTATTTTTGATGTGTAAAGCGTTCATGGTGTCCCTCCTTTCGGTGTAACCCGCACATTCATTTTCTCATGTAGCTCCGTGCGTAACAGTAGCCCAGACTATCATAGGCCAGCTCCCAGTGACCCACGGCGATGACAGTACCGGCACGGCTTTCGTCCCGATCCATCACGGGGATGGCGGTGCTGTATACCCCACCGCTCGGTGCCTTGTGGGAAAAGCGGATGGGCTTGCCGTCGCTGGCGATCTCATACAGGCCATCCTTCTGGTCATCCTCTGCGGGGATAAAGCCTTCTTCCATTTCTTCCTGGGTCCAACCAGACTCAGTATGGTCAGGATTGATTTGGAAGTTAGCACCTGCTTCTTTCAGCTCTTTGTTAACTTCAACAACGCTCTTACCATTCTTCTTGCCCTCGTTGATAATTTCGGCAAACTTCTTTTCCATAATGTATACCCCTTTCAAATTTTTCGGTTGAAATTCAACCGTGTTCAATTGGTTTTTTAGGCTCCTGACGCACAGAGCTTGTCCGCGTCAGTGTCAGAGTTCCGACTTGGTTTTGTGCAGTTTAGAATTCAGGCCATTTTCTTTCGCAACTGAAACACACCTGACGGCCTTCGGGAATAATAGCTCCACAGCATACGCAACTGTTATTCATGTCCCATCCTACGCTTTCGCAATCAACGCAGATTTGCCGTCCTTCGGGGATGATTGCCCCGCAACAAATACAATATTCCATAGGTCAGTCGGTGGTCTTGGTGTATTTGAGTAGGACATCGGCAGAACTAAAACTTCTGCCCTCTCCGCACCCGATGCTTATAACAACATCTCCATTGCCAGAACTGGACAACTGAGCCGAAAGTGAAATAGAATAACGTGTAAAATCACTGGTCCCTGGAACACCATATAAATGTGGAAGCGCTATGCTTCCGCCGGTACCCGCACCTTCGGTGAATCCGCTCACAGAAACAATCTTGGCAACGGAAGCAAGCCCCGCATTGGCTGTTATGAATTCACCAGCGGAACATGCGCCCATTCGTCTTAACGATGCGTATACCGGCTTGCCGAGATACCGCTCGGTGGTGCGGTACTCCACGCCCAGTTCCATAGGCGGGTGATCCCAGCCGCCCAGAAGTTTACCAGTTTCCGGGTCGTATTTATTGCAAATCGCCAACTGTTCTGCTACAGTGGGTACACTGTTTAATACATATATACCATTTGCTTGTTTATGTACAAACGTCTGTTGTGTGCCTACCTCCAGCTTTGCACCAATCAAGGTTTCCCCAGAATTAACCCATCGCCATTGATTGGAAGTGCCAAAAAAAGCAAGAATATCCGTGGTTTCTGTCCAGCCGGAAGCTGTTTTTGTGGCTGTGACAAACGATTGTGAACCATTAGCGGCAATTTTAAGTACACTACACGTCATTTGCAGCCCGTTGAACTGCGCCGCGTTTTCCAAAAACTGTGAGAAGGTGCAATTTGCTCCGCCCGCTGCGTTTGTCATACCATATGGCGATGCTGGGCGAAGGTTGTTTTGTTTGCTGCCGTCAGAACTAAGCACCCGCCAGCCATCCGCCAGATAGCGATTAACAGGGACCCCGGACCATCCGGACGGATACCGCTGCCAGATCTGGAATAAAGGATTGATGAAAAGGTTTGGCTTTGGAATAGCATTCACTTCGTCTATAGATGCTGCCCCGATGGCCGTAGGTGTAATGGGGTCGCTGCCTTTGGCACCGTGCTGGCTGGCGTGTTTCCCCGCCGCTTTGCCGTCCCACGCGGTTTTCTGTTTGGCAGTCACATGAATGTCGTCGTTGGCAATATGCCCCGGCACCTCTTTCAGTGCCATGTTGAACGCCGTCTCCGTGCCGGAATACCCGGCTTCCACGGCGGTCTGATACGCGCTCTTGCCGTCCGTGCCCTTCACGCCTGCGGGACCCTGGGGGCCCTCCGGGCCAACGTCGCCCTGGGGACCCTGTACGCCCTGAATGCCCTGCGGACCCTGGGGACCCGTCGCACCCTTGGCACCTGCCTCACCCTGCGGGCCGGTAGGGCCTTGGATGCCCTGCTCGCCCTGTGGGCCAATATCACCCTTGTCGCCCTTTTCGCCCTTGGGGCCTTGGATGCCCTGCGCACCGGCAGGACCCTGCGCGCCTTCCGGGCCTTGCAGCTTGCCAACGCTGGCCCAGTCGTTTTTGATCTCAGACCAGATGTAGCACTCCTTGTCCGCTTCCACCATATACATTTTGTCATTGCCGGTGGGAATGGCTTTTCGCAGAGCAGCCAGAGTGGGATAGACGTCCTCAATGTAGAGGCTGGTTCCGTCCTTTCCGGGAGCGCCGGTTGGGCCTTGTGCGCCGGTGGGGCCTTGGGGGCCTGCGGGTCCGGTTTCACCCTTGTCGCCGGGTGCACCCTTGGGGCCGGTCTCACCCTGAATACCCTGAACGCCCTGCAATCCGGTCGGCCCCTGCGGGCCGGTAGGACCGGCAGGGCCGGTCTCACCCTGGTCTCCCTTGGGACCCTGCGCACCGGCCACGCCCTGAATCCCCTGCGGACCTCTTGCGCCCTGTGCGCCTTGCTCGCCCTGTACGCCCTGCGGGCCTTGGGGGCCGCGCACATTCACGCTCTGGGGCGGGGACGTTACATTTTGCAGGGAAAAGGACATAACGCCGTTAATGTCCACACTGGGGACGATGGCGGGTCCCACCGGACCCTGTGCGCCGGTGGCTCCGGTATCGCCGGTATCGCCCTTGTCGCCCTTTTCGCCCTTGTCGCCCTTTACGCCGGTGACCACGGTCACGCCGTTCTGGTCTTTTACCGTGCCGTTGGTGAACTGCATCCGGCTCCGCTGGGGGAGGACCTGTCCGTCCGGGCCGATAATCAGGTGACCGGAAGAACCGGTTGCCTGCCAGACCTTGCCGTCCGTGCTGACCTCCAGCACCTTATCCACGTTCAGCCGGATGTACTTGAATCCGGCCTCGTTCTGCGGCAGCAGAACCGCCGTTTCCACGCCCAGATTTTCCAGCGCCGGGATCAGGGTCTCGTTCATGTAGGTCTGAAGGGCCTTGCCGCCCTCGTCGAACTTGTTTTTCAGCTCGGCGGAAGTCATCCCGCCTACGTCATTAGGTTCATCGTCCAGCGCCGCAATGATCGCCATGTTTTTGTTGAATTTCTCAATCGCCACAGGTTACACCTCCGTTTTCGGCACTTCGCCGGTCTCGTTGATCTTCCGCTGCAACTGGCCGTATCCGGCCCCGCCCCGAATGGGGACGGCTTCCTCTTCGGTAACAGGCTGTTCGCCCTCTGCTCCCGGCTGACCGCCCATCATGGCACGTTCCTGCTGCTGGAGGGCTTGAATCAGCGCCTCCTTGTCGGTGATCTGTCCGGCAGGCAGCCGCTTCAGATACTCCACCGTGGAGATCTTACCCTGCATCAGAAGGTTGTCCAGCGTCTGCATGGCCGCGATCTCGCTCCAATAGGAAGCCGCGCCCGCGTCCAGTCCGATAGTGAAGGGGATCTCCTTCAGGATGGAGAAATCAAAGGGAACCACCAATTTGCTGTTGTCATAGGGGTTGGAGATCTCCACATACCGTTCTCCGTAGTATTCGCCCATGAACTCCATGTAGATGCGGCCCAGATCCTCAATGCTCTGCAAGAGGTTCTGCTTCGTCAGCTCCATGGGCGTTGCCGCCGCCCGCTGCAAGGCGATAATGGCGGAGGTGTTGTCCGGGCGGGTATCGCCCAGCGCCACGTCCGATGCGCCGAGAAACTTCTGCGTGTAGCTGATGGCAATGTCGATAAACTGGCTGATCTGTGGGGAGATGCTGGCGGGGTCAATGATCTTCGCCACGCCCTCCACACTGCCGTTTACCGGAATGGCCCCGCCGATCTTGTTTGTCCACTTGGCTACCTTTGTGGAATCGTATACCACCTTCGGATAGGCCAGCGTCATCAGCGAGATCATGGACATGGCAAACAGCTTATTGACAAAGATCTGGTTGGGCAGCAGGCCGGTAATCATGGCCTGTCCGTGATAGCAGTCCTGCACATAGTCCCAGTTCATCCACGTCAGGGGGTACAGCTTGATACCGAGATCCAGATCGCCCCGGATCTCCGCCTGCCGGGTGCACTCGTAGGCGTGGACAGTGCCGGTCTCGTCATCCTTCCACAGCCGGAGCAGCACCGTCACCTTGTTCCCGCTGCCGCTCATGGAATCCATGTAGTTGTTGCCGCAGTCCTTGTTATCCGGCTGGATCTCGTCCGGGTCCTTGCCGTACCGCTTGGCCCGCTTCCGGGCCTCGCTCAGCAGCATCCGCCGCTCCAGAATGATGTAAGGCTGGCTCTGCACGTCCCGGTTGTTGGGGTTGCCGAACAAAACCTGCGTATTCATCAAAACTTCCGTGCGAATGGCGCCCTTGCTTGCCTGTCCGGTCTCCGCCGTATCGTCCCAGTAGGTATACATACAGCCGTCACCGTCCACGGCGGCATTGCGGGTATACTCCCGGATGCGCCCGCCGAGGCTGTTGTGCTCAGAGATGGACGCGAACTGATCGTTGAGAATGTCGGCTACCAGCTCCAAGGTCTGTGTGTTCCGCTCCCCGCTGGAGGACATAGCCCGCGCCCACAGCTTCAGATTATCCGTGGAGATATTCGCCACGGAGAACAGCACCACCCGCTTCAGAAAGTTAAATACGGGGGTGGGGAGGCCGTTGCTCTGCACGCCCTCCCACTGCTTACCTATGAAGAAATTTTCGTTGGTCTCCACGCAGTCATAGAGGTCAATACCGCTGTTGAAGCTGATGCCTGCGCTGTATTCCTTGCCGACCCGCTCCGGGGTCATCGTCTGTTTGCTCATGGGTTCACCCCTTTATTTCACATTTCCGGTATAGCGGAGCTGCACGTCCGTCTCCAGAACCGTTGCTGTAGACGATGCCGATTTGCTCTTGAATACCAGCTTGTAGAAGGTGGCCTTCTTCACCTTCATCTTCACCCGCCGTACCTGCGGCTTTCGGTTGGTGCCGAAAGACCAGTGGGCGAAGTCCGCATGGGCAAAGGTGGCCAGGCCGGAGGACACGATTTTCTCCGGGTAGTCGCTGCGGCGGTTGGTCTCCACCGTCACGTGCACCCGCGCGTTGCTCTCCGGCTGGATCGCCACAAAGATCAGCGGGCTGTATTTCAGCACCCAGTCCCGGCCAAAGTCCATGGAGCCGGTAGCAGCGTATGCGTCAATGTCCTTGCCGTCATCGTTCCGGTACTGCCGGGAAAGATGCACCACGCCGCCGTCAAGCCGGAAGCCGTAGGTTTCCAGCCCCACCTCCACCATGGCCCGGAAACTCAATCCGGTGTAGAGATACCATGCGTCCGCGCCGTAGTTCAGGATCAGCGCCTTGTCTCCGTACATCCACCAGTATTCCTGCGCCGATTTCCGGTTGAAGGTCCGGGTCTCTGCCATATCAAAGCCTTGCAGCGTCACCTCTACCCGGTTGCTGATCCGTTCCGCGTTCCGCTCGTCAAAGGTGATGTTTCCGCTGGTGGATACGCTCCGCCACCGATACACCGCCTGATCGTCCAGCGTCAGGGGGTTGTTCTCCAAAATGTCCACCTGCCCCGGCGCCTTATTGCCGAACTGCCGGTTGACAGGGGTCACGTAAAACGCCGCCGTGGTGACGTCCGTAGCCGTTACCAGCGTGGAATAGCTCATGGAGTAGGTGGCGTCCTGCTTGAATACCACCAACCGTGCGTAATGACGCACCATACCGGTAATAGGCGTGTTGGCTTCGCCCACCTCCGCCTCGTACAGATCCGGGAAGTATTCCGCCGAAGGCTTTCCGGTGGCAGAATCAATACCGGAGTAAATGGTCTTGTTGGTGCCATCTCCGTAGAGGAACACACGGCTGTCCGTCTGGCCGTTGTAAAGCTCGGAGAAGCGCATCCCCGTTACCTGCGCCCGCTCTCCGTTGCCGCTGCGGTAGATCAGCTCCAGTGTGTTGGTTCCGGCAGCGGGGGCAGGGGTAATGGTGAAGGTCCGTGCCGTCAGGTCGGAGATGTAGGTCTGCGCCGTGTCCCCGATCTTCACGGAGATGATCTCATCCACCGTCTTTTCCGGGATGTGGAAAACCGTCTCCTTGCCGTCGGGGGAATATAGCACCTTCCGCTTGCCCGTCAGCCGGTTTACGTTTTCCAGCAGAAACCCGCCGCCCGCAGGCGTTGTGGCGTTCATCACCGTGGGAATATAGCCCTCCACCGCCGAAAAACTGCTGTTGTCCTTGCCGTCCCAGCTCATGTATTCATGGCCGTTCAGCAGGTAAACCTTGTTGGAAAAGCCAAAGAACGAGGTCTGGTCCTGTGTGCACTGGCCCACAACCTTGGTTGTTGCCGCCGCCGGGTCCAGAGAGAAGATCAGCCCGCCGAAGGCGGCAAGGGTCCGCTGTTTGCTATCTACCACGCCCTCCCACGCGCCGGAGAAAACCGGGTTTGCTGTGGGGGCCGTGTGGCCGCTCTCCGCGCACCATGCGTCCCATGCCGTTTTCAGGTTCAGGACCGTCTTAGTGCCGGGGCGCAGCTGCAAGTGCTTCTCCCGCGTCACACGGAAGTTCCGCATCTTGCTCATTTCACCGTTCTTGATTTTGGTATCCCCGTCCGGGTTCTCGTTCAGGCCCAAAAACTGGCGGATCTTCAACACCTGAATATCGTTGCTGGATGTGATTTGAGCCATCGTCCGGGCCTCCTTTATCCGTAGGATAGATAACCGGCGGTCATCTCCCCGCCCGTCATCACGTCATCGTAGTCCTCGCCCTCGTCAAAATCGTCCACGATCTTCTCCACGGTTTTCTGAGCGCCCAGAACGCGGGTTACACAGAAATACCGGGCAGCGTCGCAGATATGAGTGATTTCGTGGGGTTCCGTGGCGCAGTCCGAGGGGTTTTTCTCGTCATGCTGGATGGAGGGCAGGTTGCGGATCAGGCCCACGCAGTTTTCCGTCACCAGCAGTCCGGGCCGGTCCGTGTCGCTCTTCATGGGCTTCAGCAGCTCCTTGACGGCCATCCAGCCCTGAACACGGTTGTTGCTGGCTTTCAGCAGCCCCAACCCGTACTGCGCGAAGATCTCCGCCATGCTCCGTCCGCTGTCCTTCTGCCGGTTCCACATATCCGGCGGGGCAATGGTGAACTCAATGTGCTCCTCCGGCGGGGTCAGGGCATTTGCCAGCTTTGCCGCTTCGCTGACGATCAATCCGCTTTGCTGTACCTCCCGGTACACATAGGCCCGCCCCTCAAAGTCCACCGCCACCCAAAGGCAGGCGAACATATCAAGGCCGTAGTCGAACGCCCGGTATTTCTTCCACTCACGGGGCACCCGCACAAAAGGCGCGATCACATGGGTCTCCCGCCGGAACTCCGGGAAGAACGTGCCTGCCATGGCGTTCCAGTCACCGTAACGCCACGCCCGCCGTACATCCTCCGGTAGCAGGTCCAGCATTTGCTTGTACTCCGGGGACGCCTCCAAAAGCTGGGGGTTATCGTCCACCGTGGCGGGGATAAAAGTGTAATCCTTGGCCTTTTCCCCCTCCCGGTATTCCCGGTCCACGAACAGCCGCTTTACCCACAGGTGGCCGATGCCGCCGGGGTTGCAGGTCAGGTACATCCGCCGGGGGAACTTGGTCGCGCCACGCAAGCACGCGCCCAGTGTGCGGAATTGGGATTCCGAGAACTGAGTGGCCTCTTCCATGAAGATCCAGTCAAACTCAAGGCCCTGATATTCCTGATCGTCTCCCGCTCCGTAGTGTCCGAACTTGATAATGCTTCCGTTGCAGAAGAACATCATCCGCATACTGCCGTTGTAGCTGCCCACCTCCGGCGGGATCAGCTTTTGCATGGGCAAAATAATGTTCTGCTCCAATTCCGGGTACTCCCGGCGAACGATCAGGATCTTAATGCCGGGGTAGGTGAGCGCGCCGCCTGCCGCCTTCCGCAGCAGAACGTGTGTCTTGCCGCCGCCTCTGGCACCGCCGTAAGCCGTGTACCGGCTCCGGGACTGGCAGAACTGCTTCTGTTTGGGGTTCAGTGTCCCCAAATCAACCTGCACCGTTCCGCCTGCTGTCTGTTTATATCGAGGCATAATCGCTCCTTATATCTGGTGGACGGGACGGGTTCATGCGCCCGCTCCGTCCATATATGGGGGAAGGGGCCGAAGCCCCCTCCCATGAGATCACTCGTAATCCTTGGTGCCCTCGATGCCAACGCAGCTGTCCTTGGTGCCGATGGCCCGCATGGTCTGACCGGCGGTCAGGGTCACAGCAGCGGTGTAGATCTGGGCGGTGTTGGAGTACCGGGGGTTAGTGCCGTCGGTGGTGTACTTGAACACCACGCCGGACACGGCGGTGATGCTGACGGCATGGCCGGTAATAGACATCACGGGTGCCGCCAGAATAGCGGCATTGCCGCAGACAGCCACGCCGTCGCCCTTGGCACCCAGCACGAAGCTGTCATAGTAGGTCACGCCCTGCACCACGGGGCCGGAATAGCCCTTCACCTTGGGCAGGATGTCATACTGTGCCAGTTTCACGGGATCCACGGTGCTGCCCTTCCACTTGATGAAGAAGTACACACCGGCGGGCATATAGCGGTCGGGGATGTTCTTCACCCGGCAGCCGTCGAACTGGCCCACCACACCGCGGGTCAGGGTTTCCTTGGCAAGGCTCTCGGTGCCCAGCCAGGCGGGATCCTGCTTCAGCAGCTTGTAATAGCTGGTGGCAATGTACAGGGTGCGGTTCTCCATGGGCACCAGGGCGTTGGTCATATCGGCGTTCAGGTCGATAATCAGGCCGCCGATGGTGCTCTTGGTGGGGGCGGTTGTCTCCTGACGCTGGATATTAGCGCCCATCACCCACTTCTTGATGCGGTGGCGGTCCATGTTGGGGGTGGTCCGCTGCTCCAGCTGACGCCGCAGGGCGCGGGAAGCGGACTTCTCAATGGCCTGATCCGTCTGATCCACCGCGTCGATGGTGAAGGAGAAGGCGGGCTTCTGCTCGCAGGTCATCTCCTGCTGAGTGTCGCCCAGGTCATAGGTGGTGCCGAATCGGTTGTCGCCGGTGTTGGTGTACTCGGTCTCCGGCACGGTGTCCACGCTGCCAACGACAATGGTCTTGCTGTTGGGGCCGGTCCAGGTGTATGCCTTACCGGCATCGTCGTCGGTGATAGAAGGCTTAGAGAAAGCCTCCGCGATCTTGGTTGCGTATTTAACGGCGTAATTGATAGCCATGATTTAAAACCTCTCTTTCGTCGGTCTCCTCGGCGATGCAAAGGCTTAGTCCTCCCAGCCCTCCAGAAACGGGTCCTTAGACTTCAGCCCATCACCGGCGCTTCTCATGCTGCCGGTGGAGCGCTCCGCGTTCCTCTGGTTCTGCTGTACGGAGGCGGTCTCCCGCTTGGCGTCTGCCGCGTCCTGCCGCGCCTGTTGCACGGCGTACCGGGCGTAGGCGGCTACCAGAGAAGAGCCGTTCCGCACATCCGCCCACACTTGAGGCGGGATGCTCTTGGGGTCCTTTGCTGCCTCGGGGAATGTCTGTTGAAATTCCTGAATGTCCGCCTGTCGGCGGCTTGCCGCCTCGGCCTCGGCCCGCTGGGCCTGCGCCATGGCGTCCTGCTGGGCCTGCCGCTCTGCTTCTGCGACGGCCACAACGGCCTCCCGGTCCTCAAGCTCCACGGAGCGCCACGCGTCCGCTTCACTCAGGCCCTCGGCCTGCTTTGCCTGCGTCCGGAGCATGGAAATGTAGTCCTTGGTGTTCAACCCCTGCTGGTTTGCAAAGCGGTTGACCATCTCCATCACAGGCTTAAACTCGTCATACTGGCTGCGGATGCGGTCATAGTCCATGCCCTTCTGGGCCAGCGCCACCATTTCCGCTTCGTTGGCCTGCCGCACCTCGCCCATGTGCCGCAGCTCCCATGTCTGTGGCCGTGCGTCCACGGTCTCTGCCTCGGTCTGCTGCGTCTGGGCTGCCTGTTCCGCGTCTGCGGGTGGCTCGGTGGCCTCTTCCGGCGTCTCTGCGCTCTCGCTGGGGTCCTCGGCGGGCGTTTCCTCGCCAGTTCCCATCGGCTCTGCGTCCACTTCCGGCTGGTCTGCCGCTGCTTCTGCTTCGCCGTCCCATCCGTCCAAAAAGGCATCCGTGGTCTCGGGCTCCTGTTCGGAGATCTGGTTCATGTTTTCGTCCATATTGGCCTCTTTCCCCGGCCTGGTCTGGCCGGATCTTTGTATTTTCAAAGCCTGGTCTGGCTTTGTTTGCAAAACAAAAAACGAGACCACAAGAAACGGCTTTCGCCGTTCTCATGGCCTCGTTGGGCTCTCGTTTTTATTCGGTTTTCAGGGGGAAGGGTACGTCTGTATCCAGCTCCCGCCCCTCAAAAATGGTGGGGTAGTGGCTCACCTTGCATCTTCGGCAGTAAATTGGCGTGTTGTAGATCACACTGCCCGGTTCGATGTGCTGAAGCGCCTTCCCGCAGATAGGGCAGCGGTAGACCCACGTCCCATCTACCACCATGCTCCAAACTCCCCGTGTTCAATGCCGCCGTAGAGGTTTTCCACGTCACCGATCACGCTTGGCAGGCTCTGGCGGCACAGCTCCAGCTGTTCCAGAAACGTCTGCCACAGAAAGTTGGCTCTGCTGGGGTCCTCCTCCAGCAGCAGCAGACCTGCCAGACCGTAGGGCAGCGCCCCGGTGCAGATTCGCTCATCCAGCGCCACCTCGTCCGCCATCTCCGTCACCTTGGGGCAGATAGGCCGCTTGCCGCCCGCCGCTTCCAGCGCCTCCCGGTAGTTGTCGCTGTACGGAAACGCCCGGTCTAAAACGCTGTTCAGCAGGGAAACGGTCCGCAGCTTGTACTCCTTGGTGTCCGCCGTGTCCGTGGAGCCGGTGGATTCGTTCTGGGAATCCATCAGGTGGATGGCGATGTCGAAAATCTGCTGTACCGTAACCGCCATATCACACCTCCCGCCCCTTCAGGCTGGCTTTCATGGTGTTCAGATCGTAGGTCATCAGGTTATCAATGCCCTGCTCCACGCTTTTCTGCCGGTCCGTAGGCTCCTCCGCCTCCGGCTTTTCCGGTTCGGTGGGGGAGGGAGCTTTGATCTCCCGCAGCAGCCGCAGGATCAGCACCGCGCATACGGCAGCGCCTATGCTGGCCGCCCCGCAGATCAGGGATAAAACCAAAATCAGGCCGTTCACCTCGCCGCCTCCTCACTTGAAGTCGCTTGCGTCCACGCCGTCCCCGAAGGTCACGTTCACGCTGATGTCCTGACGGGTCTCCTGCTTGTCCTGATAGCCGCCCAGACGCTTCTGCTTGTTCAGAAAAATACCTCGCGTCACCATGCCCTTTTCCTGGTAGATGGGGCTGGTGTCGATCTGCTCCTGAATCTGCTGGTATGCCAGCCGCACGTAGTAGCTCATGACGCAGCGGGGATCGTCGATCTCCTCATTGCCCGCTTCAAAGGCTTCCACCTGCGCTTCGACCACCTCGGCCTCCCGGCCATCGTTGTAGTCGTAATACCCCTGAAGCCGCTGAACCGTCCATCGCATCGCATTGGCAAGGCCCGCCTCGCTGTATGCCTGCTTCAGCCGGTCCTGCGTGTCAAAGTATTCCTCGGATTCCTTCAGGAACGCCTTGATCCTCTCAATCGTCTGTTTTCTGTGGGCCGCGGCGGCCTTCTTGTTCATGTTATCCATGTGTGCCTTGCGCTCTTCCGCACTGGGGTTTTTCTTCTGATAAGCCATGCCCCGGCCCCCTCTCACAAAAAATTCTGGTGCAGACGGCAGGACTTGAACCTGCGCATACCTCCTGGTGCGGTGCTCTACCGACTGAGCTACGAAACCATGCTCCGGTGGGCTGTTCGGACCCACCGGGCAACAGGAAAGGAACTGAAGGTGAAAACTGGCGTCTGACATAGGAGGCAGGCGGGTTCTATCCCGCCAACTTCATTCAAGCATATTTCGTCAAGTGAACACAATGGGTTTCAGTTATTTTCGTAATGTTCTACATAAAATCTGTCTCTTATACACATCTCCGA